TACTTCGTGAAGTACGTAGCGCTTGAGCATGGTGCGAAAAGATTTGATCGTTTCACCAAAGAAAACAGAAGTTACGTTGGTTAATGGATCATAGGTAGGTCCTAGGTCTGAAGATTGTTCCTGAAATGGAGCATCCATCTCGTCTTCTAAAACTTCGTCTCCTGATTGGGGTAACAAAATCTCTTGAAGATCTCCAGATTGAGGTTTTAAAACGTATCGCATGTATTCGTCTGATGGAACTGCGACTTGGAAGTCGTCTCCCGCAGATATATATACGTTAACCTCGATATCGTTGTTAGCGACATCGTTGGGCACGGTGAGTTCATTGACAATGTATACGGCAAGTACACCATTTCCCTCTGATTTGGAGGTGAATGCTGTAGTACTGTACATGTTAGTCACACTGTCTTGCCCCGGAACTTGATGTTCCAAGTAAGTTAGTTCCTGACCATTCGCTATGGAGATTGTGAAATCAGACTTGTCCGATATATCAATAATTTCAACATAGTTAGTGTTATATTCATTCGTAGAAATGAAATTTGGGTCGTAAACAACTTTAAGGCGTCCTCGATGAAATGAGGAGCACACAACTTGGAATCGGTAGTTCAACGTTCCCGTCCAATACTTAAAAGGTAAAGCAGCCATGGCTGTCGCAGGTAAATACAAGGCACTGGACAAGGTTGCATCAGCCCAGGCACACGGGTCAATCCTTGTGTTCCATAATAGAACCTCTGGATTCAAACCTGTTTGCCATTCGAACTTGGTTAGAAAACTCTCTCGTTGGGCTATAGACAAAATGTCAAGCGGATCTGCCGAATTAATACCAGAGATAGTGGGATCAATTGTCAGTTCTTGCTTATCATCGACTGTGAGCTTGGCTGCCCCGTCTGGAACGGTTGTGGTTGCTAAACTAGACACAAAAGATGGTTTGTACGGCGTGGGGTCGGCAGTGACCGGTGGGCGCGAATAACCAAGCATTTTTGCCATGCTAGCAGTCATGGAGGCCATCTTGGATGTGGCTATAGCATAAGGAGCAATGCTGGGTATGGTGGACAATGCACTAGCAACATTAGCTATGCGGGTGGCGGGTCCAGACACTACTCCTTCTCTATTAGCCTCATCGATTTCTCCAGACTGAGGACTCAATGTGGCAGGATCCACTGACGTAAGAACAGAGAGATGTACATCTTCTGCCCAAGCAAACACACTAATGGTAGTCTGGTCAATGGCATTGTTCGCATGTTTCAATTCATTGATAATACGAATAATAACCTGTCCCATCGTTTCCCAATCTTCGTTAGGGATATTCAAATAATTTAAATGCCAAAAGAATGGCAAAGTCATTTCTCCTCCCGTAGAAGTTGTCGGGTTCAGAAAGATTTTGGGCATTTGGGATAGCGACGTAATATTTGCTGGTTCAGTCGATGAAATGTTTGTCACTTGATCGAAATCGTACAGCGGATGATACGAAGCCATAGCCCGTCCATATAGGAAAGAGTTCCCGTTGATAAGGAACTTCAGTCGAAGTTTGCAACGCAACAAATTATAATTGGCTATGCGATTCTTCACTCTCGGATTGTTAAAATAGAGAGCCCATGGATTAAATCTTCCGTAAGCTGTGGTGGTGGTAGTCCAATCCACAGTGGCGATCTTAATCGGCCGCGAGAAAAAGTTCTGAAGAGTTGCATCATCAGAATCTTGGAATTTCCTCGTGGCGTCAATTGTGCCGCCAACGTCAACGGCATGATCAGTAGTTTGATCACTAAATTTGACGTTTTGGTACTCGGCGTCCCCCATACTCATAATGCTTTGGCTGGCATTACCAGATTGTGGGTGCAGAACAGTACGCTCATTCTGCATGTGTAACTCCGAAATGGGGCACACAGGACTTTCACTGTCGTAATCTTCTTCTGCAAGATAGTGAAAATTTTCAAGGTTAGCCAACGCCAGTTCCCTAGTAGAACGGGGCCTGACGGGCTTTCCATCGAAATATCTTACATGCATGCCCAGCACAAAACGGTGTCTTCTCCAAAGCTTGTCAAAGCGATTGGGGTTGATTCCGTATGCAGGCAGATTACTCAAAATTTCAAAAACGGTTGGGTACTCCCGAGAACCGGGAGTTAAATTATATGTAGTGGAAGTAAGCGATATTTACAATCCCTAGACTTTGCTCAGAGTCGAGGGTGGGAATATTTACAGTGAGTGACGAGCTCTCCCCTAAATAAGGGTATTCCACGGGGGGAATGTCTATATACACAAAGCCAAATCTATGAATACAAAATATATACAAAAATATTTACAGATTGGTAACCATATATGTACAGGTAGGTTTGCTATCCCGTAGGGCGCAGACTACCATCTGCGCAAAATCTCTTCAGTAACGTACATGACAATGTCCATGTAGATACGGAAGAGGTAGGTAAAAACTCGAGTTGCATTGGGAATGAAAACCAAATTAAACAAGAACTTGAGGATCGCCCTCTTGTTTTGAAAACAATTGGTTGTCAAGAGCAGGAAATACATCCATTTCTTGTCGGGCCAACCCACATGCATTTGAACTTTACCTGTGTGTACAACATACCAAAGCCAAGGTACGAACACAAATCCTGAAAACATCAGGACGTATTCCCACCAAAAAAGGTATGCGTACGCAGAGCCAATACAATGGTCATTGTAGTCTACAGTTGAGACATACATATCACCACACTGAACATCGAGAATCCTCGTTTCGTCCTCGACTATCAGTTCTTCGCCCTTATACTTGTGGCGCCACACGTCGACCTTCCGGTCGTATGACACACCAAGTTCAGGGCACAAGTGTTCGATTCCGCTAAGGCGTGCAACTTCACGGAGTTTTGCGCGATTAGTCTCATAAGGCTCACGCCCATAATAAAACCAGTCATGCAAAGAGCTCGCAATATTAGTTGCACTGTGCTCCTCTAGAGACAATTCCTTGGACAGCAAGTGAGAATGCAGTCGTTTGTGAATTGACTCTTCGGCTAAAAGTCCGACGCAAGCATCTAGATCAGGATTGTAGAAGTTCTTTCTCTTCAGAAAATCTACTTCGTCCTCCGTCATATAGTGCTTCGGTTCTGACTCTTTGTCGGGCATAGTGAATTTCATATCATGTTCTTTCAACCATTTTGCGTAGGTGATATGCGTGAAATTGGAAAACTGTTTTGCAACAGTTCCCATCACGTCATCTCCGTACGTCATCACCGCACAAGCGGTTTTGAAGTCGACGCCAGGATAGATTGTAAAGAAACAACTCCTCAACAATAATGAATTCACAAGAGAATTAATAATAACTGTCAGGTTTTGGCCAGATGGGTTCGTTCCAAACAGTTGTATCAAATCTCCGTTATATGTCATAATGGGGTACACAACCTCATTGACAAGCATGCGCATAATGTGTAAGTCCTCCTCAGAGTAATTGCACTGCATTGCCATGTCAATAAGTACATCAAATGCTGCTATAGTCACTTGAGCGGGCATGCGAACATCATACTTACTGTAATCACCAGCCAGTACGCGGTCTTTGCCTTTACTCATCGCATGTTTCCATAGTTCTTCCCACTCTGGACCTTCAGCATTGACCCCAACAGCACATTCATAGCGCAAGGGGTTCATCTGTATGATCCGCACAAGCGGAAGAAAATACATTCGAATCAAAAGTTGTAATACCAACGGTGCGCTCTGGAATACACGAACTTTATCTTTTTCAAGTAAAGTCGATTCGTCCTTCAAGCATGATTTCCAGATCATGTAACACCGCTCCCCTGATCTTAGGGTCTCCACGATTTCATCAAACTCATTCCAAATTTCTTCGGTAAAAGTCCTAGGTTTCGTGATTCCTGGATGATCGTCAGGATCCAAGTCAACCAACAAAGGGTGCTTGGTTCCGGAAAGGGGATATCCTGGGGATGTATTGAAATTCATAGCATCTATAAATTTCATACCATCAATACCACACACGGTTTCCACTCGTGTAAGTGGTTTGGTCTCAAAGAGCTCAGGAATAGTCTGGGTCAAATTAGTAGTTATACTCTTCATCGATGCTACAGCATTCTCGAGTACACTACCAATAGGAAGGCTGGGAATAGCGGCATGCTCCAAAGTTGCTTGGTAGGGATACTTTCCTTTACCACGCATCTGTGGTTTGCCCCATTTCTGGGGAACGCCAAAGACTTTGGTCACCGCGCCGGAAATAATGGTGGGGACAACGCGACTATATGGGGTTGCCATGCAGCCAGTGCTCCCATAGACATCAATACAAGCACCCTCTGTTAAATAATTGACAGCGCTCTTGGGATGAATGTCTGTACCCTGGAGAATGGTAGTACCAAGAACCTCCGTGGGAAAATCTCCCATGTTTGGCTCAAGATCTCCACAGGATGCTGACATAACGACTCCGTCACGACTAGCAAGTTCGCGCAAAGCGGTATCCACTTGATCACGGGTCAAAATACCACAGCCTGCACGATGACCTCTTCCTGCAAGGTGAAAACCTAGAATCATTGATCCTTTGGAATCACTAATGACAGGAGACATACACATGCCCGGAGATGTTTCGATAGGTAACTTGTAGTAGCCTCCTTGAAAGGAAGCCTCCGTATGGAATACCGTTTCCGTTCCATTAAAGAGTGTAGGTATGGCACTAAGAACATCCTCCAAAACTGGTCGGTTGATGAGTTTGGCTGCTGTCTTAGGAATTACATCGCTAATGGGTAGGAATTTACGAAAATCTTTCATAGATCCTCCACCAGTGACGAAGCAAATGGAAAAGTCAGTGCTGGGCACTTGAATAGTGTAAGAACGGCAGATCTTATCACGAAAATAGCTTCCAACTTTCTGACCCCCTGACTTATAACATCTTATCAAGATGTCTCGATCACCATGCACATCAATAAAGTGCGTAGGTACAACCAAGAAATTTGATGCGATGTAGAAACCAAGGGATATTTTCCCTTTGTCAGAACTAATGCCAACTAAATTCGACCTCATTGAGAGTGCCAAGTCGTTGGATGTAGTTGTCTTCGCCGGTGCAGACATAGGAAGAGAGACTGGTTGCACAACTAACCAAGAATTCTTGGTTTCATTGCGCGCGTTCACATCTTCCATGCTCGAGGGGTCCAGGCCTGTCTGGGTTTCCAAACTAGTATATCGAGACCGAAATGCGGTTAGAACCAAACCAATGGCGCCTAAACCGATTAGGGCATACTTGTATTGAAACCGCCGGGTAAATGTCTGGACGACGTCCTTCAATTCCAAGATTCGCTCACGAATCATATTTCTATAAGTGCGAATTGTGACACATGTAAACCAATACATCAAAGGAAATGCAGATAAAACCCACAAAACCGAGCAGTATGGAATACCGTAGCACAAAACCAACATCATCATAAAAATGAAACTGTTGCCAGTGATCAAAGATGACCTGATATCAGCTCGCCAAAAGAAAAGACACATATTCAGTACTCGCGGATGGCATATGAATCTCTCAGGTAGAAAATCAATTCTATTCCAATGTTCACATACCACATTCGCTTGTAGCATCGCTTGTGATGATCCGGTAGCGTAGTAATCTTGAATAATTCTTGCTTTTGCAGTTAGGAAGTCACGGGAATTGCACAACAAAGACCGCAACTCACCTGATTCTGGTAAAAGGACAGGGTTAGGGCAGGGGGCACATGTAGGGCAATCACAATAATTCATTCCACAGGAAAGACAAGGAGTAGGTAAGCCTTCTTGGGACTTAAGCATCGCTGCTTCAGCCGAGAAGTGCAATTTCGACATGACCTGAACCCATTTCAGGTATTCGTGCACGGAAACATCTTCCATTGTTTTTCCTTCAAAAGAAACTGGGACGAAATTATGGGGGTTGACAGAACGCAAGTTTTGCGCTTCATATGATCGAATCGTCAACTTCCAAATATCGGGGCAAGCTATATTACCAAAGACTTTGGTAATCTTCTCAGTATTCAAAATACCTTTGTCACAATATTCCGGTTTAGGCACCACTTTTACATGGTACATACGTCGTAATATGGACTCTGGTTCATTCGAATATTTCTGGGCATTCAAGTGTTCAACATTTGTAGACACAACGCAAAAATAAGGATTCAGAGAAACTTTACCTTTTAAGAAAACATCTGCCATGGGAGCCAAATATTTTATGTTGTTAATAACTTGAATGAGACGATAGGCGGGAGAGAAATCCATGAAATCTTCCTTGGTGTTCGCAAAATCGTCAAAGATAATAGCATTAATATGGGATCGCACAGCCGAAGCAAACTTGTCATTGTCTGCCCAAGTGGCAATGCGATCTTTCGCGGCACTGAGACCATTATAAGTTAGGCCAGCGTTGATAGTCAAGCTAGTCAAGCTGGATTTACCACAACCGGATTGCCCAAAAAGACATACTGCAAATGGTGCGATACGAAGACCGCCCCGAGTGCGTAACTGGGTAAATTCGGTATAATAGTCTCGAAGTCTATCCATTCTATCGGAAATATATTTGCGTTCAAAGGTCTGAGACCTCTTAATGCTAGCTAACAACTCTTCACCAATCTCAATAGCTGAACGCAGCTTGAGATCATAATCATTGTCATCTATTTCCGTATATTCGCGCAAATTCCCGGCTAAGGCGTATCCATGCCAAGAACGAATATTGTTATACGATTCATCAAAAGAACTGATTTTATCGTCTTCCATAAAGAATGCAGAAACTTCACCAGTCTGGAACACTCTCCAACCACCTTTCATAAAACCTGAAACGGCTTCATAAAAGGCTTCGAAAACATCACCAGCAGCAAGCTGCCGCTTCGACACAATAGGATTGAACAGAGCAACATTCCCCATCTTGAAGGTGAGGTCAGCTGTTGAGCACATTCCTGCCGAAACAATAATGTTAACCAAATGGGTGAACTTCTTCGCTACGTCAGACTCGCGAAAAGTTTTCCAATTAGAAAATGCGGATTCCATGGAACCATGCCATGTAACCTTAGGTTCGACAGAAGGATTAGCTTCGTCTCCATTCTGGATTTCTAGAATCAAGGGAGTGTCCTCACTATCATCAGGATTAGAACCAAAGGCTTCATCAACCATGCTTTCAATATTGAGTTGACCTTGCGGGTCAGACCAATCAGAAACATAATCAATTTTCATGATTTGGCGATAGACGTAAAGAGGCAAAGATTCGCTCACATGAGCTTGCAAATATTGCGTGATTGCGGCTATCATTCCACGTTTTGTACGGGCGTCTCTCAAAGATTCAAACAAGCACCAAACTTGAATCGCTTCTTTGAGATAAGGATCCATTCGACTGAATCCAGACTGGGGGAAAAGAGTGGGTTTCAAAAGAAGTCCAAGGAACTTCGCGAAAAATCGCGTAGTATCCTTGACACAACAAAAAACAAACAATGATACAAAAATGTACATTGTCCACTCAATGTAAAAGCCTAAATTTGCTGTAAATGATACAAGCAAAACAAAGAAAAGCCAAGTAAAAACAACTTGTTCAGGGAAAAGTTGATCACAAGGCGGAACTTCGGGCGAAAAGGGTGCCGATAAAGGCGAGAAAAAAGGTACTGGGGGAAACTGGGATGGTTTTACGCTATTAGTAACTTCATTGCTGTATTGATGCGAGAGGGGCTATTAACCCATCAGCTCTCGCGCCAGGTCTTGGACTAATTCAATTAAGAATCAAACTTAACCTCTATTATAATCCTCAAGCCTTCGGATTTATAAAGAGGCAGGAAATAGGCAGCTAGCAGAGTCGTCCAAACTCGCTAGTAATCATACCTATTCTGGTTAAAATATATACAAATGAACACAACTGGTCTAATTGATTCACTGCTCCATACCGTGCTCGTACTCTCCGGGGTCCGAAACCCAGAGAAGTCCCAACTTCGTTTAAGAAGAGCGTAGGGACTGAGTTCACAGTTGATCTAACATAAATATATATAGAAACACCTGGTGATCGTCTCTCTCGATCATGCTTCTGCTACGAATAGCTGTCGCGTAAAAGGTGGCCAAGCTTAGCACTTAATGATTTTCGCATCATTCAAGTAACGGTGTTTATCCTAATTAGGACCCAACTACAAGGGGTTTTACCATAATATCAATCGGCGGTTGGCAATCGCGGATCTGCTGTTAATTACAGCTTTAAATCGGTCTACGTTAGGACTGATTAGTGCTTCTTCTAGGCTAGAAGAAGAAGGTTCATGAAACATATAACGAAGAGTGTCGGCTACAGACCGGCACTAACAAAACACATTGGACACAATTTATTTTTATAAGGTTTTATTTGTATCTCTATCACGAAAGTGGGGATATATTTAACGTCCTTCTCAGGACAATCGACAGTTTAAGGTACTGTCAGACCATGCATAAAAGAATAAATTTAATTACAAAACAAAACTTGCAGAAAGGGGGAAACCCCCTATAAAGCAAACTGTTGCAATACACGAGGCTCGCCTCGTGCAAGCAAAACTGGGTGGAAGTTGTATCCACCATCTC